GGCTCCGGCTCCGGCTACAGCGACGGCTACGGCGACGGTTAAAGAGTATTCTGCGGGGCAACCCGCAACGCTATCGTGATAATGGTAATGCTACAGTTCCTAGGATTGTAGAAGAAGGTTCGATTCCTTCCGGTAGCGCTAGCTTCCCGGATGACGGGATAAAAATAAACAATATGAATAACGAACAAACGTTTTTCCCCGGACTTCTGCCAAGCCCGGAGGATAGTAGAGATTTTCCGCTATCGGCCATATCTCCGATACCGGCGAACATTACCGACAATATGCCGAGGACGTATGATATTCCGATCCACAATCAGGGAAGCAGTCCTAGCTGCGTTGGCCATGCTTGCGCGGTCATCCGGTCATATCTGGCCTACAAGCAGGGTATCAAGATCGAGTTCGACGGAGAGTGGATATACCAGCAATGCAAATTGATTGACGGAATGCCGGGAGTGAAGGGAACGTTCTTCCGCGCCGGGCTGGAAGTGCTGCGCAAGGTAGGCGCCCGGCCGATTGACGGCGGCGATCCGGCCAAGTGGAAGATCGAAGCCTACGCCAAGGTTGATAATATCGACCAGCTGGACGAGGCTACGGTGCTATTTGGGGCGGTATTGCAGGGTTTCAGGGGTTCCAACCAGGGTTGGAGGCAAGCAACGATCAGAGAGCCAAAGGAAGGCGAAGCACAGTGGGGCCACGCCGTGGCGAGAACGGGATTCGGACGCGACAAGTTCGGTATTATTCAGAATAGCTGGGGCGAGAAAAAAGGAGATCGCGGAATATTCTATTGCCCGCCAGAATATCAGACGTTCGAAAATTGGGTGGTAACGCTGGACAAGGTGCTGGAAGCTCAACCCGGTTTGGCCGGATATGTGGCTAAGGATTATGTAGTCAACGGGAAAACTACCGCTCGGGTGAATCTTCGCAGGACGCCATCAGGAACAGTTATAAAGGTCTTGCCGGCGGGAACGGCAGTCAAGGAATACCCAGAGGAGCAGGAAATTGTGAATGGGATTCTTTGGATTTATTGCGAGGTGATTTAATTTGATTCGAAAATGACAATTAAAGAACAGAAAATAAAAAAGGTAAAAGAGCTGATCCTGGACGCAAGCTATGAAGCCCACGCCTGCCATCTTGGTTCGGCGTTGTCTTGCGCGGAGATATTGGTCGAGTTGTTCTTTGGTACAAAAATGAGGGTTGGCGATCATTTCATATTTTCAAAAGCCAGCGGAGCGGCCGCTTATTACGCCACGATGGCGTTAAAAGGGATGATCAAGAAAGAAGATGTCGCCGGATATTTGAAGCATTATCCGCTGTCCAATAAGGCAGTCCCCGGAGTTATCTGGTCCGGAGGCAGCTTGGGTCATGGCTTGCCAATAGCGGTAGGGCTGGCGCTGGCCAACCCTAACCATAAGGTCTTTGTTTTGATGGGTGACGGAGAGATCGCGGAAGGTACGACGTGGGAGAGCGTGCTGTTCGCCGCACATCACCGCTTGGGAAACCTAAACATTATCGTTGACCGCAACAGACTGCAAGCGTGCGGCAAGACCGAAGACATACTCAAGATCGACAATGCTCTGGAATTGCTTGGCAAGCTGTTCCCGATAACAGTCAAGCAAACAACCAAAGGCGAGGGGGTGGACTTCATGGAGAATGACTACCGCTGGCATTATTTCAACCTTACGCCCGAACTGCTGGCGAAAGCGAAAAAACAACTATGAGAAAAATATTCTTTCGGGAATTATGCAAGCTGGCCGAGCAAGACAAGGACGTGATGTTTCTTACCGGCGATCTGGGGTTCAGCTTTTTCGAGGAGTTTCAAGCCAAATATCCCAAGCAATTCATCAACTGCGGCGCCATCGAACAGTCGATGATCGGCATAGCGGCCGGTCTGGCCCTTGCCGGCAAGAAGCCTTACGTTTATTCAACCATTCCGTTCCTGCTGTTCCGTCCGTTCGAGCAAGTGAGGGATGATATTGCCTACCAGAACGCAAACGTCAAACTAATAGGCGTGGCGATGAGCGGCTTTATCGGCTTCACCCACGAGATCAGCGAGAACGAAGACATAAAGGTTATCGGCCATCTGCCGAATTTTAAAATACACATACCAAAAAATGAAGAAGAACTTACACACAATATCCAAGAAAGCTACAACGTCAAAGGCCCGACGTACATCCGGTTGGGTAGTGCCGTTCGTTAACTATCCTTTGCAGTACAAAAACATTCGTAAGGAGGTATTGAATAAAATTGACAAAACCCTGCTGGCTGGCGATTTGATTTACCGAAAAGACTTACAAGATTTTGAAAAAAAGATAGCCGCGTATTGTGGCGTAAAAGACGGCATAGCGACAGACAGTTGTACCGGCGCGCTGTTTATCGCTTTAAAGGCGTTAGGAATCGAAAAGGGCGATGAGGTGATAACGGTCGGCCATACCTACATAGCCACGATAGACGTGATAATCCATTGTGTTGGTGGATGTCGGAAACGATTACAACATCAATCCCGATCTGATCGAGAAAGCTATCACAAACAGGACGAAGGCCATTATACCAGTCCATCTTAACGGCCGGATGTGCCAGATGGATAAGATAATGGCGATAGCCAGGAGCCATAAACTATCAGTCATCGAAGACGCAGCGCAAGCGTTGGGAGCGGAAACAATAGTTCGTAAAGAGATTCCTTTTGAGATAGAAGAAGTAGCGGCAAATTACGAAGACGAAAAAAGGAAGGCCGGAAGCATTGGAGATATAGGGTGCTTCTCTTTTTATCCCGCGAAAATGTTGGGAAGCTACGGAGAGGGAGGAATGGCGATAACTGATAATAAGGAGTTGGCCGATAAGATGTACTGGCTAAGGGATCACGGAGAATTTCCGGGCTATCTACGGAAGGGAAGCGAACGGATAATCAACGGCTGGGGATACAACACAATTATGGATAACCTTCAGGCCGCGATCCTTAACGTAAAATTCAAGTATTTCGAGAAAGCAATTAAGCGGAGGAGGGAAATTGCCAAGATATACTCCTGCGCTTCTATGCAGATTTTGGAGGATGAGGGAAAAATTCAATTACCGTGTTCCGATAAGGGAGATGTTTTTCAAAATTTCGTCATTTTATCCGGCAAGCGGGATGAACTTCAAGATTATCTGACGAAAAAAGGAATCGAAACATTGGTATCCTGGCGGATACCGAACCACAATCAGGCTAGCTTGCGGGAGATCAATAAATTCAAATTGCCGATCACAGAACAAATATCTCGAGAGGCATTATCGTTGCCGATGTACCCGGAATTGACAGACAAACAAGTCGAGTATGTGGTTAATAGCATAGTGCAATTTTACAATGGAAAAACATAAAGGAGGAAGGCCAAAGAAAACATTGAGTGATCTGCCTAAAAATTGGAAGCAGATTATTGTAGATTTAAAAAAAGAAGGGGCAAGTGATGTTGAGGTGAGGGTTGCTTTGGATATTTCCGATGATTTATGGAAAAGAATGATTGAAGAGATAGAAGAGTTTTCCCGAACCGTAAAAAAAGGAACTGATCTTTGTGAAGCTTGGTGGGTTAAGGCGGGACGAACCGGGATAAAAGACAAAACATTTAATGCGGTTCTCTGGTACATGAATATGAAAAACAGATTTGGTTGGAAAGATAAAAGCGAATTATCTGGACCAGACGGTGGCCCGATAACCATTACGACAGTCAATTACGGCAAGAAAAAAGAAAAATGAACATCACTGTACCCTACAATTTTAGCCCTAGGGATTACCAGCTTCCAATCTTAAGCGCGATGGACAGCGGAATCAAGCGGGCGGTGGCGGTATGGCACCGGCGGGCCGGAAAGGATAAGACCGCGATTCAGATCGAGGCCAAAAAAATGTTGGAGCGCGTGGGGAGCTATTACCATTTCTTTCCTACCTACCAGCAAGGCAGAAAGATATTATGGGACGGAATGGATCGCGACGGTTTTCCGTTCATCAAACATTTCCCGCAAGAGATTATTGCCAAAAAGAATGACCAGGAGATGAAGCTTACTTACAAGAACGGCTCAATCTTTCAAGTGGTTGGCACGGATAATATAAATTCGATAGTCGGTACGAATCCCATCGGCAACGTATTCAGCGAGTACAGCGTCCAGAATCCTATCGGTTGGGATTTTATCCGGCCCATCGTCAAAGAGAACGGAGGCTGGGCGATGTTTCTTTACACTCCGCGCGGCAAGAATCACGGCCATAAGATGTATGAAATGGCTCGTAAAAACAAAGACTGGTTTTGCCAGAAGCTTACAGTGGAAGACACTGGCATTATCACGCCGGCCA